GGGTTGGACAAATGTCGTTTCAAATTGTGTTGTTGGTGCTGGTGGTGCAGGTGTCACAAACTCTGTTGGCAACATTGGTGGTTATTCACAATTTGGTTCAATCATTGCTGGTGGTGGCGGTTCTGCTGCTGGCGGCGCACCATTGGTCAACCCGTTTGCGGCTGAATACGGTTCTGGTGGCGGCGGTGGCGGTATAGGTGCTGCTACTGCAAGTGGTGCTAGTTTTACTGGCGCACCATCGGCAACTGCTGCTGGAACTAATGGTGTTGGTGGTGGTGGTAACTCGGCTGCTGGTGGTGCTTCGCCTGGTGGTTCAGGTGTTTCTGGCGGTGGCGGTGGCGGTATCACTGCGCTTACCAATACTGGAACTGCTGGTGCGGGCGGTTCAGGACTAATCGGCGGTGGTGGGGGAAGTTCTGCAACATTCGCTGGAACAGCAACAGGCGGTGCAGGTGGGTCAGGCGTAGGTGGTTCGGGCGGAACAGGATCAACGGGAACTGGTTCATCATTTGGTGCTGGTGGCGGCGGTGCTGGTTTTATTGCTGCTGGTTCAAACGCATCAGGAATAAACGGTGGTGCTGGCGGTAATGGCGGTGGCGGCGGTGGTGCTGCTACTCAAGCAGGCACATCAGGCGCAGGCGGCAACGGCGTAATCTACCTCTACTACTAAGGAGAAACTTGTGGCAACTTTCGCTCAAATGTCAGGCAATACCGTCAGCAATGTGATTATGGCTGACAATAAAACAGCAACCGAACAAGCTTTGAACTGTGTGCTAATCGAATACACGGCTGACAACCCTGCCGGAATCGGTTGGGTTTACGATGAATCAACTGGCACATTTACACCACCACAGGGAGAGTAATGCCGTATTACATTAGCGATAAACAAGCCGATTGCCAGGGATGGGCAACAATAAAAGTCACCGACGGCAAACCAGAAACCATTACCTGCCACGGCGACAACAAGCAAGCTGCAACAGATCACATGGTTGCTTTGTCAATGGCTGAAGGTATGAAACCTTTGGGTCAGTATTTTGGTGCTGGTGAACGCGATAACGGTGGTAACCGTGTATTGATTTGTGACATTGATGACACACTCATTCATAACGGCATGTTGATTCAAGACACCGCCGATTTTGTCGCATCACAAGAAGTCGGCATCATGCTAGTCACTGGTCGCTTGGAAGCAACTAGGGCTTCAACTGTGGAACAACTTAGTAAACTAGGAATGGACTATGACCATTTGTTTATGAACGATTTAGGTTCACCAGCAAAAGCGGTTGAGTTCAAAAAGAAAACGGCTGAAGAACTTCTGAAACACTACGAAGTTGTTATGGCTATTGATAACGATGGTGGTGCGCGTGAAGCTTACGCTTCTTTGGGTATCCCTGTTGTTGACCCGACCCGACTACCTGCAAAGCGTGAAACGATGACCCCAGACCAAAACGCACCGGTTGTAGATGCGACCGTAAACCCGACGGATGCGCCAGAGGCACCTTGCACGAAGCAGGACTTGGAACTGCGTTTGCGTGACCTACTCGGTGACGTTGTAACGTTCAAGTTCCTGGCACATGGTTTCCATTGGAATGTGCGCGGCATCAACTTCAGCCAGTTCCACGAGTTCTTTGGTGAGATTTACGAAGATGCCGACGGTTCTATTGATCCGATTGCAGAAAACATTCGCAAACTAAACTTTGACGCACCATTCAAGTTGCAGGATTTCATTGAATCAGCTGACGAACTTGAACCAACAGATTCCAGCGACCCACTGGAAATGAGCCGTAGCCTTTACATGGCTAACGAAGATGTGCGCGAAAGCATTATCCACGCCATCAGTCTTGCTGACGAACTGGGTGAGCAGGGAATTCTAAACTTCTTGGCTGAACGCCAAGACATGCACTCTAAATGGCAGTGGCAGTTGCGTGCCATCGTTGGGGATTCGTTCGCAAAGAACTATGAGATTGATGTTCAGGCTGTTTCTGAAGGTGTTCAGACCGGTGAGGGTAATGAGAAGCCACAGGAGATTGATACTGAAGGTCAGGGCAACCCAATGTCGGCTATCACCAACCCTAACGGCGCACCAATGGTTGAGCAGAATAGTAACCAGACTAAGTGGACTAAGGCTGCGAACATGATTTTGCGTCGCCTTGAACCAGCACAGCAAGCACCGATGCCTGAAGCTCGTGACGCAAAGTTTGAAACTCGTGTGAATCATGTTGATTTTGAGTTGCGTGCGACTGCTGACGGCATGTCTTTTGAGGGTTACGCATCGGTTTTCAACAGCCCTTCTGAACCTATTGGTGGCCATTTCACTGAGTATGTTGCACCTGGTGCTTTCAAGCGTTCCCTTTCTAGCCGTAACGATGTGAAGTTGTTGTGGAATCACGACACTGGGCAGGTGCTTGGATCAACTCGCGCCGGCACTTTGCAGCTCGTTGAAGATGCTCAGGGTTTGAAGGCTATTGCTACTTTGCCTGATACTCAGTTGGGTCGTGACACTGCAACCCTTATCAAGCGTGGTGACGTGGCTAACATGAGTTTTGGTTTTAGTGTGCCTGTTGGTGGCGATTCTTGGAACGCCGAGGGCAATGTTAGAACTTTGAACTCGGTTCGCCTTCACGAAGTGAGCATTGTTTCGTTCCCTGCATACCAGGCAACAACTGTTTCGGTTCGTTCAAACATTAGTGCTGACGCGCTCGCCGAATCATTGATGAAGTTGGAAAACGGCGAAGATTTGTCAGCTGACCAGGCAACGCTAATCAATGATGTTGTAACCCGTCTAACCAAATCGGTGGAGGAAAACCCTGCTGAAGTTATTCTAGGATTGAAACAGAAGCAACTTGACCTAATGTTGAAAAGGATTTAGTCATGGCAAGCAAGGAAGAGATTCTGGCGGCAGCAAAGATTGTTGCCGATTTTGCGGGCAACCCTGATTCTGGTGTTGTTGCTGATTTGTTGCGTGATCTAAAGGCTTCCGTTCCGACCAAAGAAGTTCGTGTAACGGATGTGAAGGAAACTCGCTAACCCCTACTTGGCGTTTCCTGCCCCGACCGGCTTATTTCCTTTCTCCGGTCGGGGTTTTCCTTTTCTAAAACCTACGGGTTGTAATAATAGAAACTTCCTATCATTAGGCATACGCTTACTATGGTTTATGCCCGTAACCTATTGCAAGGCGTGCATTAGACTTTTATTAGTGATTCTGCGTCAACGCGGTCATAGTCTGTTCAGCGTCAACGCGGCAGATGTTCCATAATCATTACCTAACCAAAAGGAGAACTCATGTCTGAGTTTCTAAAGGCACAGGTTGAGGAACGCCAGAAGCTTTGGCACGAGGCAAAGTCGGTTCTTGAAACCGCCGAAGCTGAGAGCCGTTCGCTAACTGGTGAGGAAGAGCAGAAGTACCAGGCTCTTTCGACCGAACTTGACCGTCGTGCATCGTTCATTGAGGAAGCCCGCAAGGTTGCTGAGCGCGAAGAGCGTGCCGCTGCACTTGCAAGCGACTTCACCGTTCCTTCTGTTTCGGCTTCGACCGACGCAGAGCAGATCCGTGCAATGGCTCGTGGAGAGAAGCGCAGCTTCGACTTCAGCAACGAGCAGCGTGCGATTGCACCAGCAAGCACCGGTGCGCCAGTACCAACTTCGTTCTACAACCAGGTTATTGGTGTAGCAAAGTTTGTCGGCCCGATGCTAACCACTTCGACCATGCTTCGCACCGCTTCGGGTGAGCCACTGCAGATTCCTTCGCAGGCAACTTACTCGGCTGGTACCCAGACCGCTGCTGGTTCGGCACTCACCGAGAGCGACCCAACCTTCAACGCGTTCAAGACCCTTCAGAGCTGGAAGTTCGGTGGCCTAATCACCATCGCACGCGAGCTACTTGAGGACACTGGTGTTGACCTGCTCGGCTTCCTTGCAGACCAGATCGGTGTTGGACTTGGTTCGAGCATCAACGCAGCCCTAACCACTGGAACCGGTACCACTACCCCACAGGGTATTGCAACCGTTGCAGCTTCGGGTGTTACTGGTGGAACTGGTGTTACCGGTGCGTTCACCGCTGACAACCTGATTGACCTTGTGTACTCGGTTAACACCGCTGCACGTCGTCGCCCAGGTGCTGGTTTCCAGATGAACTCTGCCGCTATCGCAGCCGTTCGTAAGCTCAAGGACAACTACGGTCGCTACATTTTCGACCCAGCCCTTTCTGCTGACAAGAACGACCTTCTACTGGGTTACCCAATTTTTGAGAACCCAGACTTGGCTTCGCCAGCAACCAGTGCCACTTCGGTGCTGTTCGGTGACCTAGCCAGCTACTACGTTCGTGAGGTTGGCGGAATCCGTCTAGACCGCTCGGATGACTATGCGTTCGCTAACGACCAGGTAACCTTCCGTTACACCTGGCGTGGAGATGGCAACCTAATCCAGACTTCTCACGTTAAGAAGTTTGTTGGTGCTGCTAGCTAGTAGCTTCTAAGCGGAATCCCCTCACCGGTGCGTAGGCTGGTGGGGGGATTCTTCTTTTGCTATTGTGGAGTTACTACGAAAGGAAAACAATGCCAAAGGGTTCTATTAGTTGGTTCAGCAATTCCCCTGACGCACCTACTGGTTATGGTGTGCAAACTAAGCAGGTTGTGAAACGCCTTCTTGATGATGATTACAAGGTTGCTATTTTGAGCAACTATGGTCGTGAGGGTGTTGATGGTGAAGTGCGTGTGGGGAATCATGTTATCCCTGAGTTTGCGCGTGGCACTGACGCTTATTCCCAAGACGTTACCCCATTGAACTTTCAAATGTGGAAAGCACAGAACCCTGGTATGCCTTCTGCGTTGATTACTTTGTATGACACTTGGATTATGAAGGGTGCGTATAAGGATGTTCCTATTGGGTCTTGGACACCTGTGGATCATCATCCTGCCCCACCACCAGTATTGGAGTGGTTGGCTCGCCCGAACGTGACCCCGATTGCTATGAGCAAGTTTGGTCAGAAAGTTATTCAGGATGCGGGCATTGAGGCTGAGTATGTGCCTCATGCTGTTGAGCGTGTGTTTCAACCAACTTCGATGGTTGGGAAGCAAACTAACCGCGAGTATTTGGGGTTTACGGATTCTGATTTCATTGTGGGTATGAACGCAGCTAATAAGGCTAATGGTTTGGTTCACCGTAAAGCGTTTGCTGAAAACTTGTTGGCGTTTGCTATTTTCGCTAAGAAACGTACTGATGCGAAACTGTATTTGCACACTGACATGTTTGGGGCTTTTGGTGGTTGGGCTTTGACCCCGTTGCTGGAATCAGTTGGTATTAGCACTGACCAGGTTGTGTTTGTGGATCAGATTGCTTACCGTAAGGGTATTTCGCAAAACATTTTGGCGGGTATTTATTCAGCATTTGACGTGTATTTGGGTGCGTCTTATGGTGAGGGTTTTGGTGTGGGTACGATTGAGGCTCAAGCTTGTGGTGTGCCGGTGATTGTTTCGGACTTTGCTGCGTCTAGTGAACTTGTTGGTGAGGGTTGGTTGGTTCAGGGTCAACCGTTGTGGGATCACCATCAGCGTGCCTGGTTCAATGTTCCTAACGTGAATAGCATTGTGGATGCCCTTGAGCAAGCGTATAAGCGCGGTAGGGGCGTTTCTGCTAAGGCTTTGGAGTTCGCTAAGCAATACGATGCTGATGCCGTGTATGAGGCGCATTGGAAACCTGTTTTGGCTAAGTTGCTGAAGTGATTCCAGTTGTCGGGTTCGCAACCCTGAAACGATTTGACCTAGCCGACCGGTTGCTGGCTAGCATTGATTTCCCTGTTGAAAACCTTGTCATCGTAGACAACAGCGGCAAAGCTGAATGGAACCCTGAAAAGCCTTTGTGGGTTCAAAACATGTGGGTTATTCGTGTGCCGTTCGGGTTGGGTTTGGTTGGGGCTTGGAACCTTATTGTGAAGTCAACGCCTTATGCCCCGTATTGGGTGTTAGTAAACGATGACGCTTGGTTCGCATCTGGATCATTACGAATCATTAGTGAGGATGTGGACACCAATGCACTCAACTTTGTGGACATACAGCCCAAATGGTCTGCGCCGATTTTTGGCGAAGGCATGGTGGATAAAGTGGGTTTGTATGACGAACGCTTTTATCCTTTGTATTTTGACGATAATGATCTTGAACGTCGTGTGGTGCATCATGGTGTCAGAATCAAAACGATTAAAGCAAAAGTTCATCACGATAATTCATCAACTTTGGTTGGGCATGAACAGGTGAATGCTATTTCGTATCAGAAGAACAGTGAGTTATTTCAGCGTAAGCAAGCTGAACAGGATTTCACGCAGGGTGAATGGTCGCTGAATACTAGAAGGGGCAACCGATGGGATTGACTATTTACACTGGTGGGACTTTTGATTTGTTCCATAACGGCCATGCAGAGTTCCTACGCCGATGCGCCGAACTAGGCCGTGTAGTTGTTTCGTTGAACACTGACGAGTTCATAGCAACCTATAAAGGCAAACCACCGGTGATGACGTTTGATGAACGCGCTGATGTTTTGCTTGCTTGCCGTTACGTTGACCGTGTCATTCCTAACGTTGGCGGTGCGGATTCCAAACTTGCCATTGACATTATCCAACCTGACCTGGTTGTGATTGGTTCTGATTGGGCTGTGCGTGACTATTACAAACAAATGGGATTCGACCAGGCGTGGTTGGATGTGCGTGGTATTGGGCTTTGCTACATTCCTTACACTCAAGGGATTAGTACTACTCAAATTAAGGAACGTCTTAGGTTCGGTAAACTAGAAGCATAGACTTCTGAAAGGCCACTAATGGCAATTACCAATGGTTATGCAACGCTTGCACAGGTCAAGTCTGCGCTTCGTATTACTGACACAGTTGATGACGCATTGATTGAGTTGGCTGTTGAAGCTGCTTCACGCGAGATTGATGCTTATTGTTCCAGAGTGTTTTACAACATGGGTTCTGGTAGCCGTTTCTTTTCAGCATCGGATCCATACTTCTGCCCTATTGATGACCTTATTAGCATTACCGAGTTGGCGACCGCGCTCACCAGCAACGGTAACTATGACACTGTTTGGGCTCCTTCTAGTGGTCAGAACAACGGTGATTACCAGCTTGAACCTTTGAACGCGGCTTACCCAACTGACGGTATTGTTTCCCCAACCACGGGTATTCGTGCGTTGTGGCGTTACTTGTTCCCAACCATCGGCGGTAACGCTTTGGTTCGTGTAACCGGTACTTGGGGTTGGTCGGCTATTCCGACACCTATCAAACAGGCAACTGTTATCCAGGCAACCCGTATTTTCAAACGAAACGATTCGCCTTTGGGTGTGGCTGGTTTCGGTGACATGGGTGTTATGCGTATCAGCTCACAACTTGACCCCGACGTGCGCCAGTTGATTGAACCTTACAAGTTGGCTAGGAACTTCGCGTGATAACGGCTCTACGCGACGGCATCGCTTCAAACCTTGCCACCATTCCAGGGCTTCGCACCAAAGGGTTTGTGCCAGATACTTTCAGCGCACCAATGGCGGTGGTCGAACCACTAACCATCAACTTCGACACCACTATGGGTCGTGGCCTTGACGAGTTCAACTTCAAAGTGACTGTGTTGGTTGGGCGTTCCAGCGACCGTGCTTCACAGGCAAGCCTTGATGCTTACTGTTCTTCGTCAGGGGATTCAAGTGTTAAGTCTGCGATAGAATCAGATAGGACACTTGGCGGAAAGGCTAACGATCTCCGAGTGACCGGCATCACCACTTATGGTGGGCTAACCATCGGAGATACCACTTATCTTGCAGCAGAGTTTGCTGTCAAGGTTTACGCAAATTAGGAGAAATAAATGGCAAAGTTTGTAGCCACTCAGTTTCAGATTTCGTTGAACGGAACTGACCTGACTAACAGCCTTCACGCAGCCGAGCTAGACATCAAGGCTAACGAAGTTGACACCACCACCTTTGGAACTTCCAGCACCGTTTACAAGTCGGTTGTTGGTGGCATCGTTTCGGGTTCTGTAAAGCTTGAGTTCTACCAGGACTTCGCTGCTGGTTCCGTTGACGCAACCATTTGGCCGCTAATCAACACTGTTGGAACTGTTGTTATCAAGCCTTTGGGTACCGCTGTCTCGGCAACCAATCCTTCTTACACTGCAAACGTACTAATCAACGCCTACCAGCCTATTGCTGGTTCTGTTGGTGACCTTGCATCGTTTAGCGTTACTTGGCCAACCACCGGTACCGTAACCCGCGCCACCGCTTAAGGATAAAAATTGAAAATTGACCTACGCATTGAGTACTTGTCTGGTGATGTTTCTGAGGTAACTGCTCAGGCTTCTGACCTGGTTGCTTTTGAAGATAAATACAACATTTCTGTATCTAAGTTGGAAACCGAAATGAAGTTCAGCCACCTATTGTTTTTGGCTTGGCACGCATCGAAGCGCGCTAAGTTGACCGACAAAGTTTTT